GAATTGATTTTGTCCAAGAATCACAAACATATTGACCAGCCCCAGAAAGTGTAAAATCAACATTCGTTGGGCTTGTTACCAATGCACTGTCAGCAGCGGTTGAAGTCAATGTAAAAGTATTTGCATCAGCAGACGAAGCGACAACATATGATCCATCTGTGGGGCCAGAACTAAAGTCAACTATTAATACATCTCCTATTGCCACACCATGGCTTGCAAAAGTAACAGTAATAATTGTTCCAGCACTTCCAGAACCATCTGACTGAACAAAAGCACCTGTCTTTGCACTGAACCCTTCTGCTGGTGGTGTAAATGTAAAACTAGCTTGATCTGCGACTCTACTTCTTAAAAATGCTTCAATGACATCTGAATTAGTCTCTGACACGTTAAAAGTAAGATCATATACTTTAGGGTCTTGAGATAATGGAAGGCCATATAAAGCCCTGAACTCATAACCATCACCAAGAGAGGTAACTCTTACTTTTGGTTTGCTTTGTTTTCTCATCCCATAAGTAGGATCTATTGATGGAAATGTAGCCATTATCTATTTAACAAACCTCCAGACCTTTGTTCATCAATTATAGTTGCCTGCACTACAGAAGCAATCAAACCGCCTAACTGATCGGCTTCTGAACCATTACCAGCGACAGATGAACCTGTTGCATCTACGTTTACTGTAATCATATTTGTTGTACCACCACCCCCTAGTGCATTGTTAGGAATAATAGTACCTGCGACTTTAGGAACAAACAATTCTGGCCCTCGCTCCCCGACAACTGAAGCCTTGCCGACAGGTGGTCTGCCACCATTTGCAAATAAACCACCAAGAACACCTCCTATGAATCCTCCTAAACCTTTTCTTTCTCCACCGCTTGCACTAGTACCAAAAGCTTTACCAAAACCACCAATCAACTTATCTATCTGAGCATCAATAATTTTATCTCTAATTCTATTTAATACATTGGTCATTGCTTGCCCAAATGATTGTGCTCCTGTTATAGCATCCCTTAAATTATCTTTAATACTTGTTTCTATTGCTTCACCAATTTCATCAAATTTATCTACAATTTTTTGAGCAGCTTCAGCGTTTTTATCTAATTCTCTTTTTTGATCTTTTAAACCTTGATTTGTTGTAAGAACACTTGTAATTAAATCTTTATGTTCTTCTCCATGAATTGCAACAGCATTGTTTATGTCTTGTTGTAGTTGTACTTCTTTTTCATTGCCATTAATACTTGCTTGTAATAATTGTCCTGATTGTTTTTGCTTATTAATGTATTTTTGAAAAGAATTTAGTTTTGCATCTGCCTCATCTCTTTCTTTAACCGCTGCATCAATGATTTGTTGATGATGTTTTTTTTGTACATCATTTAGTTTTTCTGTTTGTTTGCCTTCTTCATTTCCTTCTTTTTTAAGTGCAACAATTTTATTTTGTGCTTTTTCTATTATTTTATCTGATTTTATGGTTTGTAATCTGCCCTCTAACATTTTAACATCAAGTTCTGCTACTTTTAATTTGTCTTGTATTATCTTTTTATCTCTACCTTTTGCTGACTTTTCTTTTTTTAGTAACTCACCAATAACTTTTGCTTGATCTCTAAGTGCTTGTGTTACTTCTTGTTCAGTTCCTTGATTTAAAAGGTCATTAAATTTTTTCTTTGCTTCATTTGTTTTAATTATTTGTGCTGTTAATAATGTAGCTCCTGTAGCTAATGCAACAAATGGTATTGCATTTAAAGCAATAGCCACTGCTCCACCAGCATTAGCAACTTTCATTAAAGCCACACTCACGCCAGTTAAAAGAACAGGTAAACCTTTAGCGGCTAAAGCTATGCCACCAATAATAAAACTTGCTTCTCCAATAGGTGAAGTAATAAAATCATTAGTAGCTTTTATTAATGCTGTTAAACCTTTTGTAACTCCAATCAAAGCAGGTTCTAATGCTTTGCCTAAAGTTTCTGAAAAATCTCTAAATGCTTCACCTAATGAATCAACATTTCCAGCAAATCCCTCTGCAGCAGCTTGTGACAGTTTATTATAACTTTCTTCAACAATACCTAAAATCATGGCATGGGCATCAGCCGTTCTATTTGTTTTCATTAATTCTTTAATTACATCTTGTTGTGTTTTAGTAAATGCAATACCTGATCTATTTAAGTTTGATAAATTTCTTTCAGGATCTTGTAATGCTTTTGCTAATTGCATAAATGACGTATTAACATCTACTTGGTTAACCTGTGCAATATCTGCGGCAGCTTGTGCAACTCTTTCATATGCATCAACTCCTATCTTTCTAAAACTTGTTAATAAGTTAAAACCTCTTGTAAACTCTTCTTGGTTAAATAAAGTCTGGTTTCCTAATCTGTCTGCCGCCTCTTGTAATTCATTTAAAGCAAGAGTACCAGCACCTAAATTTTCTAAACCCTGTCTTAATATTGTCACATCTCTTTCTCTATCTGAAAAAGTTCTTATTGCATTACTTACAGTTGCAACAGCAGCACCTACAGTTAACAGTGGTCCAAGGGAAGCTGCTAATGATGCACCTAATCCTTTTGCGGCAGTAGAAGCTGCAGCTAAGGATCCTGTTGCACCATTTGCTGATTTTGATAATGTTTTTGTTGCTTGAGAAGTTTTATTTAAAGAAGATATTGCATTTCTTGCTTCAACTCTTAAGGTAACTATACTTTCAGCCACTTAATTTAAAAAAGACATTTCTTATATATTACCTGTTTTTTGCCCTTTGACGATTTTTTTCTTCTCTTTCGTATTTAACTTCATAATATCCAGCCCAATAAATAAGTTCTTCTTGTGTAATATTTTTTCTTAATTCAATTAATGTTTTTCCTAATTCTGTTGCGAGAAAAAACTCAAAGTTTAACCAGTTATCTCGCCTTAATCTTTTTTTGCTGTATCAATGTCAAGTTTTATATCCATCATAAATAGTTCAAGCTCATTTAAAACAGTTTCAGGAAGAAATCTTTTTAAATTTTCTGCATCTGCGGATGCAAAAGCTTTTGTGCCATCTTCATTTTCTGCAAGCTGGCAAAGAAGTCTTGTTGATACTGCAAGTGCTTCATCAGTACCAGTTGCAGCTTGTGCTTGTATTCTGTCAAATCTTGTAAGTGGAGGAAAATATAATTCTTTTAAAAGTTCGCCATTAGGCTTTTTTAGTTCATACTTTCTTCTGTTACTCATTACTTCGCTAAAAGCTTCAGTAATAAGGTCAACGTTTCTTTTTGCCATAAAATATTAGGTTTGTTATCCTAATGTACTATATCTGAGATGTTATGGCACCACTTGTGATAAAGCTAATATTAATTATTTGAACTTCCCCAAGTGTTGCTCCATATTCTGCATTAGTAATAATCCCAGCAAAACCAATTTTTTTTGCTGAAGTTGAACCATCAGGAAATAATTCAAATAATGCGTCAGCATTATCACCTGTCGTTAATACATCATCAATAAATGTTGTATAACCTGCACCTGTTTCGTCAGGGTTATATAAAAGTTCTGCTGAACCTTCACCGGAAATTAAACCACCAATAAATGTTTTTGAGGTATCGGCCTGTTTTGTTGTTTCCATTGTGTCTTTTGTTATAGACAAAGACCAGTTTCTTGTTTGTGCAACGTCAGCTTCTGTACCGCCAGCATTTTCAAACATGATTTTTCCTACATCGCCCTTAATAGCCATAACAAAAAGAAAGTATTTATTTTATATTAGCCTTTTTTCTGATATTTTTCTATTTCTTTAATAAGTTTATCTTTGCTTTGTCTTTTATCTAACTCTATTCCTAACTCTCTACCTTTTTTCTCTAATTCAGTTTTTGTCATATCCGATATATTTTTTTTTTGATTTTCCATATATCTTTTACAGCGACCATCCCAGTAAGCAGGGTCACGTCTACCTTTAACTGCTTCAATCGCATCGAGCATTTCTTCAGTAATTTCAAGTTTAGGCATAATTAAAGTTCCTCATAGATTTCAAAAGTTATTCTGATTTGTGTCTGAAACATACCTTCAGGACTTGAAGCTAAAACTTCTGGTCCTATTGGCGAATCAAAAATAACATTTGAAACTGTAATATTATTGTAAAGGTCACGAAGTCTTTTGCCAATTACTAAATTTGCACCAGAGCCAATACCTTCTTCTGTAAAAATATTTAAAAGAACTAAACCAACAACACTATTTGTAGAGTTAGCAGATCCACCCATTGTTAAATAACCACCAGTTCCAAAACTTGTTATACATTGTACAAAAGAATCTACTGAAGCTGAATCAAATGGTTGGTTATTAAATACAACAGAAATGGCAGGGCTACTTGCAAGTTCTGTAGCAAGTCTTGCTTCTATTGTTTGCCTGACTGTATTTAAATCTGTTGCAGCCATTACATACTCCTAATAATTTTTCTTAAT